TTCAATTGTGCGTCCACCGAAATATGCGCCCATGATTAGTTGCCCCCAATTCCCCAGCAAAGTTACGTAGCTCTCGTTTGCGTTGTAACCGTAAGCAGACATCATGGCAAACAAGAAGTAGCCCAAAAACAGCGCAACCAGCGACATAGGTCGGATGTTCTTAGACAGCCAAGAGTCGGAAGACATGTCTGCCTGCCAGCGGTCTGTGATGTTGTCGGCATCGGCTTGTGCGGCCTTGGCAAGCAACTCCAGTTCAGCCATCTCCAGCTTGGCTTTCTCAATGCCCAACTCAATCAGGCGCTCTTCATGCTCATACTGAAGCTGCCGTAGCTTCTCGACATCCGCAGGGGTTGGCGCGTCGGGAATCTTGATACCCAGCGTGTTCTCTACGACTTCTTTGCCCTTGGCTTGGATTGCAGAGGACAGCAGCCCCAGCCCGTTTTCAGCCAGTGTGCCTAGCAATGCACCAATGATTGGAATCATGCGCGTCTCTCCAGAAATAGGGTTGTGAAAAAATAACTCAGGGCAATCGCCACCAAAAACACTGCAATCCAAAAGGCCATACTAACGGCCTCCATTATCTGCTGTCGCTTCTTGGACTTGGCAAGTGCCTCCTCCATCTCAGCCTTTTTGCGCCGCTGGATGATGTTGTTGCGCTCCAGCAGTACACCTTCCCATACATCTGCATTACCAGACCATATCAGCGTGTTCTTCAGTTCCGTCTCGGCCTCCACAAGCTGCTTGGCCTGCATCACCGTCTCTAACGCTTGGGCCGTATCCGACTTGAACTTCTTAGGGTTGTTCGCCGCTTGCTGAACAATGTCCTTGGCTTCAAAAAACTTGCTTAGGTCAGCCGCAATACCTTGTACATCCTTGCCCAGCTTGATGGCGGCTTGGATTCCCTTTACCGCTGCCTGAGCGGCTGCAAAAGCGGTAAACGGGTCTATCATTTTTTGTCCATCACCACCCAGCGGCAAATTTGTCCGTCTTTGCCTACAAACTCGTTTGCACCCGGCTTGTCATCTTTCTTAGGGGTGCGACAGACCAGCACCACTTTTGTCTCGGTATTGGGCCACGGGTTTTCAGCAGAGACAAGCTGGTCAAGCATATCTAGCTCTTAGGGTACTTAGCCTTGACCGCCAGACAGTCGACAACGTACTTGTCAATCTGCGCTTGGTCACCCTTCACCACACCATCAAGGTAGTCCGTAATAAGCGGGTACTCTGCCGCACGTTTTTGTGCGTAGGTTTGGGCATTAAACTGCGCCGTCTGTATAGCTGCACGGATAGTGTTGGCTTCTGCATCAGTTATCTGAGCAAAGCCTTGCGGCAAATACTGGGCTTCTTCGTCTACTGAATCCAGCCAACGAACTTCATCTCGTGTAGTGTTTGTGTAGTGTGGCATATCTAATCCTTTTTAACGAAGTTCCCACCAAGTGTAAGTTGGAGTGCTATAGCCAGAGCCAAAATTATCTGCGAGGTATGTATTACCATTAGGAATAATTGCGGTTAAATACCCATCACCAGACATGCCGCCACCCATACTATTCCCAACTCCTGTAGCCGTTCCGTTCAAAGTAAGCCTATATTCTTGACTTGGTTGGCAATGCCCCGTAATAAGAATTTGTATAGGTTTTCCAGTGCTATTGGTGTATGTTGTGTTCCAGCTTCTGGAGCTACTTAAATTTTGCCAAGTTTGTCCAGTACCAATACCGCCGGGGGCTGAACTAGCCCAAGTTGTGCCATTGCTGGTAAGCACGTTACCTGAAGTGCTGGGGGCTATAGCCTGTAGCGCAGACGTACCGTTACCGAGCAGGACGTTGTTGGCTGTTAGCGTAGTAGAACCTGTACCCCCGTTGGCAACGGGCAGAAGACCGTTTGTACCCCCATTGGCAACAGGTAAAACCCCGCTGACTCCAGAAGTCAGGCTTACAACGGTGTTCCCTGCCACTTGGATGAAATCAGAACCGTTCCAAGCACAGATAGCCGCATAGCCTGCCGGAATTGTTACCCCAGCGGTTGGGCCTGTGCCGCACAGCTTGATGGACTGCGTGCTGGAGGTCTTGTTGATTACAAGGTAGAACTGACGGCTACCAGATGATGCAGATGGTGCGATGATTGTGCGGGTTGCCGTACCCCCTGCTGTCCAAAGCAAGACTGCGTATTGGGAGGATGTGCCGCCCAGTGATGCATTGGTAGTCTTGACCAGCGTTACATCAGAGTCGCTACTGAGGGTATTTGTCCCCGCCACCGCAGCATCAAGATAAGCAGTGATGTAGTTGTTGACCGTGTCGCCCCATGTGCCGGACAGTTCGCCGGTTACGGGAAGGGCAAGGCCCAAGAGTGAGGTGTATGCAGTTGTCATGTTTGTACCCAAGAAGTGGTTGGTTCATCCCAAAAATAAATGGCGTCAGTCGGCATTGGAATAGGCGCTTCCCATATACAGGTATCCTCGTTTAACCCCCACGATGGGTATGGCTGCGGCGGAATAAACGCATCACGCCCCTCATCATATGTGTACCCAACACCAGCATAGTTTTTGCGGATGCGATGGTTGTAGCTGGTCTGTTTCCAATCACCACCAAACAAATTTACGCAGAAAGCTATGCCCTTGGCCTCATTCTCAATTCCGTTCTCCAAAAGCTCGTCATTTGCTACGGAGATGACTTGCGTAACGATGCCGTTTTCAATTTTTGCAAAGTGTGCCATTAGAACGTGATGCTTCCTGAACCGGTGAACGTGTAGATTTTATTCCCACCCGTATTGGCAAATCCGGGGGAGCCTGTTGTAGACGCAGCGTCGGCATAGGTGTTGGGGTAGCTAATGATGACTACGCCTGTTGCGCCGTTAGTACCAGTTTGGAAATTGCTATACCCGCCTGAGCCGCCGCCACTACCTGTATACGGTGTTGGTGTAGTTGCCGCAGTACCTTGCCCACCAGAACCATTGCCACCTACGCCACTGCCGCCGCTACTGTTACTCCCGCTATATGCGCCGCCACCTCCGCCACCTGCGTAGTATTGCGCTGAACCAGAAATGCTGTATTGAGCACCTGCGCCTCCATTGCCGGGAGTACCGCCGCTTCCATTACCTCCAGTACCGCCAGCCCCACCACCACCACCGCCTGAAGAATTATTCCCACCATCTGTGGGTGTTCCAGACCCACCGTTGTTGCCTTGGCCCGAAGTTCCAGTTCCAACTGAGCCACCGCGACCTCCGGGCGTTCTACCTTGACCACCGCCGCTGCCGCCGTTTGGTGAGTTGTATGGGCCGCTTTCCCCGCCTTGACCAGCGCCGCCAGCCGTTGATGTGATAGTGCTAAACACGCTATTACTGCCCGAAGAGCCGCCGCCGCTGCTAGTACCGCCAGCACCGCCGCCACCAACGGTCACCGTGTAAGAAGTTCCCGGTGTTACAGCAAACGAAGTGGCATACCGTAACCCACCGGCTCCACCACCACCACCAATGTAGCCTCCGCCACCACCACCACCTGCAACAACCAAGTAGGTAACCGATGGAGTTTTGTTAGCCTTGCCATAAAAGTTAGTCGGCATTACCAACGCAGTTCCAGCAGTAGTTCCAGTTAGCGTGCGCACAGCAGCATCATTGAATGATATTTGCGCGGTCGCAGATAAGCCCAACTCCAAATTGACGGATTGCCCAGCGGTAGCACCGCCGAGGCTGATTGGGCCAGAAGCGTTAAGCGTCATGCTTTCATCAAGCCTTCTACTTTGGCATCCAACTCCTTGATTGCCTCAATCAGCAATGGGACTAGGCGCTCGTAGTCAACGGTCAGGTATTGCGCATCAATTGGGGCTGGCTTGACCACTTCTGGCAGGACAGCTTGGACTTGCTGGGCAGATACACCCGCTTCCCGGACAGGCTTGTAGCCAAGGTCTTGCGCTGTTTGGTTGGCCTCGTAGTAGAAGCCGTTGAGTGTTTTGACCTTGCTCAGTGCGTCTTGGATGTTGCCCAGTTTGGTTTTTAGGCGGTCATCAGAGAAGTACGCAGTGATGTTGCCTGTTGCGTAAATGCCACCAGCGCCGGGGTCGGACGTTGTTCCTACTGATAACCCACCAGCGGAAGAAATACGCGCCTTTTCTGCGTTGTTTGTTAAAAACAACAAGGGTGTTGCGCCAGTAGTACCAACACCAGAATCACCAGAGTCAGACTTCAAACGCAGTTGCGAACCGCTTGTGTAGGACACATAAATGTTTTGACCAGATGCGCCTTTCACCTCAAGATTTGCGCCGGGCGAAGTAGTACCAATCCCCACGTTGCCGCTTGAGTTAATTACCAAGTAATCGTTGCCAGCAGTTCCCGCATCATTTAGTGTGCCAAAATACAGCGCATTGCTTGCATTAAACAAACGCCAATTTCTGGAGTTGGCAGCTTGTGAGGTGTCTTGAAGAACAAACTCTGCTGTTCCCGCAGTAGATACAGTTAATTTACGAATTGGCGAACTAGTACCAATCCCCACGTTGCCGCTGGCGTCTAAAACCATGCCAACAGAGCCGCCGCCATGCTTAAAACTTAATGAGCCTCCACTTGTGCCATAAATTTTAGGACTACCATTGTCTCCACCCCATGCTATGCCATAACCGTTTTGAGTAAATACAAGGTCACTTGTTTTCGCCAAAGTTAATTGAGATACTGGCGAACTCGTTCCAATCCCCACGTTTTGGCTGGCATCCACCAGCACGGCTTGTGTACCGTTGGTAGCCAAAGCTACTTGGTTGGTGGCGGGGTAGTAGACACCTGTGGTTGTACCCGCAGTGCCACCTTGCACCGCTGGAGCGGATACGCTGTTGTCTGTGCCGTTGAGGATCAAAGTCATTTCAGTAACTCCATATTTGCGCCACCAAGCAACATTGCATTGGATTTCACTACTTCGTTTCTAAAAGATTCCACTGCCGCGCCAGTACTACGTTGCTGTTGGCTGTTTTCAATCATAAGTATGGGCATCCAAGATATGGCACACCCCCACTCATCCACCTCTGCTCCAGTGTTTGGGTTGTGTCCGCGAATTTGGGTAAACCAAGCGCACTCCAACTCCTTGCACGGTTCAAAATTGTGCAATGGGCAATTTGTTTTAGATGTAATTTTCATCAGTTTTTTGTTGCAATGATTACGTCAACGTACTGTACCGCCAAGTTGATTGCTGTGCCAGTAAATGAGCCACCCGTATGGGTGTGAGAACCAGCCCCGCCAGTACCTCCGTCAGTCGTTGAATTCCAATAACTGGGAGTTCCTGAATTGGCGGCACTGGTCGTTCCAGCAAACAAAGTGGGCGGGTTGCCTCCGCTATATGTTGACCAAACCGTCGGAGCAGATAGGTTGTGGGTGTGTTGCGGTATTTGAGAACTTGTCAAAGTCGTAGCACCAGAAGTGCCAACAGAGCCCGACACCGCCTGTGATGCAAATGCGGTGCTAAACGCAACAGAGCCACCAGTGCTTGTAGAGCCGTTCACGACACGAAGGGCGTAGTCGTTGTAGGTCGTTACCTTTGTCCAGCCAGTAGGGGCGGCTGTCTGTTGAAACAACAATGCAGTACCAGCGGGGAAAACGCCCGTCGGAGGGTTTGCAAACGTAACAACTTGAGACGCGCTGATAGTCACCGCAGTCGTTCCTGCTGTTTGCAGGGCAAGCACTCCCGAGGCATCTGCGGTTTGGACTAAGCCGCCTGACCCCGAATTGCTGGCGTTGATTGTTGTGGTCATGTGCGGGACTCCAAAGCAGCAATGCGGGCAACTAAGGCAGCAATTATTTCGTCAGTTGTGGGTTGTGTTTGTCTTGCATCCCACGCAGCCTGTAAGCGCAGGGCCTCAGCTTCAATTTCTTCCTGCGTTGGGGGGTTATCTACACCGTACCAATGTATGCCGTTTTCGTCAATAGAAATACCGGCTGCTGGCCTTAAACTAGCGCAGGCTTCCGCTATAAAATTACTCATGCTGCCACCTCTGTAATTTTAAATGTAATTGGGTATGTTGCACCAGCAGAAGAAGAAAGGGTTGATACTAAAAACTGAGCAACGGCTCCTTCACTGCCGTGGTATACGGTGTAGGTTCTTGCAGTAGTTGATGTGTTTGCAACTAAGATATTAAAGTTCATGTCATCAGCATCGTTAGCGTCAAAAGAAGTTGTCCGCTTAAACCAATGCGACCGTGTTCTTGAGCCGCTTGCAGGAGGTAAATTTACATACGCAGCATTTGTAACGTCGTAAAACGCCCCGTAGTAAAGGTTATTACTTTGGGGTGAAACGTATGACCCATAGCATCCTAAATACAATGTGCTTGATGCGCTCTTAGGGGTAAAAGCAATACGTAGGCTTGTTGATAACTCATGCAAAGCCCCGCTGCTTGTTAACTGCGTAGCGGATGTTAGGTATACACTTTGGACTTGCAAAACTGTACCCGCTGGTAAAGATGCTGCGGCAATACCCTGTGCTGCTGTTGTAAGCGTCCCAGCAAAGGTGGCATTTTGTGCTGTGCTGAGTGTGAGCGCAGTCGTGCCGTTGTTGGTCTGCAATACCAACGCGCCAGAAGTGTCAGCTGTATGCACTAGCGCCGTTGCGCTGGTTGTGCCTGCGGAGATAGTTGATGCCATGTTCTGTCCTTAGAAGACCAACCAGCGTTGACCGCTGGAGATTGTGACCGCAATACCGGACGCTACAGTGACAGGGCCCACACTCATTGCGTTGTAACCTGTGGCAATGGTGTAGTTGTTGCTGACGGTTGTAGCGTTTACCACTAGGCTGCCGTTGCCTTGGGCAGTGTTAGCGCCGACGATGGTCTGGTCGCTGGCTCCTACATACACCGTGCGGCTGGATGGCTGGGTGACGAATACGTCCTTTGTACCGGCGGAGAAACTGACCAAAGAGCCAGAGTTGCTGGAGGACAGCACCGTGGTGCGGGAGAGCGTGGTTCCTGACGAGGTGTAGGTTCCAATCCCAACTTCCCACTCAGAGCCGGTCTGGCCCGCAATTGTGTAGTAGGTAGTGTTTGCATTACCGATAGCGGAGAACGATTGAAACCCAGTGGAGGCTCCGAGGAGCGTGACTGTCCCCGTACCCGTCGTAGTGGTAGTTTCTTTTACCCGGTCTGCAAGTACAAAAGCCATATATTTCCTAACCTGCCGTGTCGATTAAGACCCAATCGCTGGTTTCTGATGTGTCAATCAGCGCCCAACCTGCGGTCTCAGAATCATCTATATTTTGCCAGTTTGCGTCTTGGCTGTCTACGATGGTCGTCCAGTAAATCTTGACCACATCACCTACCTGACCAGCCGTTGAAACCCCAGTCAAAGCAACGGTGATGGACTTGCCAACAGACCCAACTGAGCCAGTAGCTTGATTGCCTGTAGCAGCAGCTACTTTACCCGGCACGATTGTGCCAACATTACCCGTAGCGGACACCCCAGTCAGCGCAACCGATGATGCAACCCCGACGTTTCCTACATTACCTGTGGCTGCATCGCCGGTCTCTGGGAAAGACTTGGTTGCCGTCACCGTACCTACATTGCCCGCAGCAGATACTCCGGTCAGAGCTACCGTGCTTGATACTGCTACCGAGCCTACGTTTCCTGCTGCCGATACACCGGTCAGTGCAAAAGACTTGGTTAGGGCTACTGTCCCTACGTTACCTGATGCAGATACGCCCGTAAGGGCTACTGTAATCGATGGTGTTTGGGTTCCAACCGCACCGGACGCAGATACCCCGGTCAGGGCAACAGTAACGTCGCTTGACCCTAATGACGCATAGGGCGCTTGTGCATAGGCGGAGATACCAAACATGGTCTAAACGGCTTTTAGCCGTCTCCGCTTTAGGTTGTAGCCAGACGCAGCAAGCCGGTCGTCGTCGTATTAGAAGGCATGGTCAGAGTGAACGTACCAGCCGTAATAGTCTGAGAACCGAAGGTGTGAACACTGACTGCCTTGTTGCTCTGCGTGGAGTTGTAAATCAACACCGAATCAAACGCCGTCGTTACCGTCAATGCAGACCAAGAGAAGCTTGCTGTAGGAGTCCAGTAAGCCACGCCAGCCGTAGACGAGCTATTGGTAGCAATCGGAGCCGTACCGTTGGTCACCGTGACACCGCCCGCCGTATAGCCAGAGCCGGACGTGTTGGTCACTTCACCAGTGGTGGAGTACGCAGTGGTCGATGCATTGATAGTCGCAGAGGCAAAATACAGCGCTGCCTTAAAGGTGTCTGCGGTGGTAGCTGCGCGAATAGGGGCTGTACCGAAATTGTGCGTAGCGGTCATCAGTTCCCCCATGAAGGAGGTACACATACTTTGAGTGTTTGCCACGATAGTTCCTTAAAAAGATGCTGCTTCAGCGCCTGCAAATACAGGCATTTTCTTCAGCGTTACATGCACAGACCGGTGAACCAATTCGCCATCTAGCCAGTATTCCGTCCACGTAGTAAATTCATTGTCGTTGTCTACCTCACCAGAACGATGCTCCAGCAGGGAGGTATCCATATCGCCTTTGGTCGTAGTGACAATCAATTTGAACTCCTGATGAGTGCGGTTGTGGAGGTGTTAGCGGGCATGGTGATTGTAAAGGTCGTGGTCGAGGTTTTGTCTGCCCCAAAGTCAATCACTGCAATGGACTTGTTCCCCTGCGTTGAGTTGTAAATCAGGGCGCACCGGGCGGTCAAAGCCGCAGTCCAAGATGTGTTTGCCCAGTTCACATAGGCCGTGTAGTCAGCAGAACTGATAGCCACTCCAGTCAAAGTGTTCCCGCCAGCGGTGTAGCCTGTAGCTGACACCTCATTGGAAGTTGTGTAGACCGTAGTGTCCTCGTTCAAGTTGGCATTGCCTGTGTACAGGGCAATCTTGATGGTGTCCGTGGACAGGTCGTGGATGCCCTGATACAACTCCGTCTTGAAGCTGGTGGTCTGGGTTTGAACAATGCTCATGTCACCGCCTGTCTATACTGACCGCTGCGGTATGCATCCTGACGCTCCATACCGTCACCCAGACGTTTAGCCAGTGCAAGGGCTTCCTTGTACTTGCCGTCGTACAGCGCGACCAAGTCGGCCTCACCCTTCATAAAGGTGTATGCCTCTACCAGAGAACCGTACAGCAGCACGGTGTCAAAGTTGTCGCCTAGCCATGTGGTGGTTGCTGTGGTGATGGACTCAGGGTAGTAGTAGAAATGAAGCTCTACCGAGTAGGCTGCATCGGGCGTAGGCCCAAGGATAAACGAGAGTTCCGTGCTGATGGTTGAACTAGAGACTGTTGGGCCGAACAGAGCGTAGTACTTGGGTGTCCCAGTGTCAGTAGGCGTTGGGTAGGCTTCACGAATGAAGTTCACATCCTTGTTCAATAGGTACGTGAACGGGCCAGAGCCCGTGTAAACAGCCATTGAGTACGTTGCAAGGTAGTCTGTCGGGGCTGACAAGTACTTGTTGCCGGAAGTGATAGTCCCCGTCATGTTTTTACGCAACGAGGGGAACTGCACCGAGTTGTAGATGCGCTGCTCTGCCTGCTGGATGAATCGGTTAATCTGAGTCGTAGACGAGACCGTAGACGAATCCGCAAGGGTAATCGTCGGAAAGTTGTTTTCCGTGTAGGTCT